ATCACTCAACTCCTATTCCAAAATCATCTGCCATTGCAGAAAGCAGCTCACACAACTCATTACGCAATAACTCGCGCAACTCGTCACGACAATCGCAGCACTCGCCACCATCTAACCATTTATTTAGCGTTGGCATAACATCAATATCACACAGTACATTATCACGCGATATAAAAGCCTCTTTGCTTAGCTCTGTGCTGCGGTCGTATTGCACTTGGTTATTTAAAACTAACTCAGCCGCGCCGTAAATCCAATCAACGCGGTTAATATTCATTGCAGCCTGTGCCGCTTCTTTTGCTTTTATTGTTTGCATTATCCATCTCCATTTAATTACCTGTGACTAAATATAATATTAAACAAAACACTTTACAAGTTTTATTTTTATAGTTATTGTTAGTGTGAAATTAATTATTGGAGAATATTATGAAATACCCATTTATAGGCGGAATAGACGATGACTGTAAAGTGCTACTAATAAAAAAGTGATACGGCATAGCTATTGAGCATCCAACAATAGAAATTACTGGAGTACCTGAACGCGGCTGGGATAATAGCAGCTTCAAAAACATCACCCAAGAATACCTATCCAACACTTACGGCAAGGTTGAAAGTAAAGAGCATGCGGAGTTTATTGTTGAGTTGGCTGAGGTTAATGGTATCCCTCTAGTTTGTGGCGATCCTGATTCACCCGTCAAAAGCTTTAAATTCAGAGGCGATAAGCTACGTTTATTTGAACTTGAAACCAATGAGCTTTCTGATATTAATGGATCAAAACTAATCACCATCCCACTACCACCTAAACAAATACAAACAGCAACATCAGAGGAAGAATTTGAAATGCAGCAGATTATGAAAAACAACGGAGATAACTTGGTTTTAGGTTGTGAAGAGGTCAAAAAAGAAAAGCTTTTTGCTGGAGTTGCAAGAATTGGTAATGGAAAGTACAGGAGTAGAAATGGCGGCAAAAAGATTAAGTGCTATAAGGTATGGGAGGGTATGATTACTAGGTGCTATGTTGAATCTAGCCAGCACTATCAAAGGTATGGCGGTAGAGGTGTCTATGTTTGCGATGAATGGCTTAATTATCAAAACTTTGCAGAATGGTATTTGAACCAGAAAAACAATTCAAAATCCAACTTTCAAATAGACAAAGACTTGAAAGTTATTGGCAACAAGGTTTACAGCCCTGAAGCTTGCGAGATAGTACCAAGCAGGGTTAACAGCTTATTAATATCAACAAACTCAAGGAGAGGGTGTTTACCGGTTGGCGTTCACGCTCTTAAAGATAAGTTTAAGGCATCTTGCAGAGATGAATTTGGATCAAAAGTGCATCTTGGCACATTTAAAACACAGACAGAGGCTTTCTCTGCTTACAAGAACTTCAAAAAGGGAGTGATAGTTTGTATAGCTAATGATGAGTTAAAGAAAGGAAATATAAGTTCTGATGTGCATAGAAGTCTTGTACTAATGGAAATAAACCCATTCCCTGAGTAAGTACAACATAACCAAAAAGCCGCAATAGCGGCTAACCAATAAAATCACTCATCCAGTCTGAGCTATCAACTACAGCAAAGGCCATTACGCCACCATCAAATAAGTTAGGGCTTGGTATGCCACGTTTAGCCAAGTCCTTCTTACTCTCAACCTTATCTTTGCCGTTGTTGTCAGTATCGCGCAATATGCGACTCATCTCACTGATAAACTCATCAAGCGTTTGCGGGTCTATTGACTCACTATCAAAACTAATCATTTCATCCTCGTTAAATTCCTCACCCTCCTCTAATGCCATGTAGGTATTTTTAACCCTGTCAGCAAATGACCAAGTTGATTGAGCTTTAACGTTTGAGAACTTATCTTTGTTAGTTTTGCCGGGTGCGTAATCATCGGTAGGGTTTACAATATCTTTGCTGCCAGCATTAAAACCTGTAAACACTACTTTTTCATATCCGTTTTGCGTACTGCGCTCATCGTTAAACTCATCAAAGCTTGAGCCAGCATTTGAGCCAACACCAACAGAGTCATAAATAATGCTTGCTTTATTATCGTAAGCTAGATTGTAAACACGCTTGTATGATTTACGACTCTCATGCTCTTTGTGCTGCCACTTCGCAATATGAGTGATTACAGAGCCGTGACGCATAACCTCTGTATTCCAATCTTTACCACCATCCATAATATCAAAGCCAATGACTTTGGCACCAGATGGCTCAAAACCAAGTTTCTTGTGCGCATCAATACACGCCCTTGCATAAAGTGCCGGTATTAACACACCTTCAACAGATGCATCATAATCAACATCAATTTCTTGCGCTACCGTTACCGGGTCTTGCTCTCTTACTTGCTTATCATACCAATCTTGGTTTTTACGCGGATCGTCTTGCCACCTAAGAGTTAAGACTTTAACTTTGCCGCTAAAGCGCTTGCGGTAAAATGAATTACCATTGCCGTTTGGTGTTGATATATCCACCTGACAGTTAGTTGTTTGTGACAATGCAGCGTCCGCCGCCTCTTGCCGCTCAAGGAATGCAGCCTCATCTACAAAGTATATTGATGTGCGCGCACCACGACCAATGTCGTAACCACCCTCACCAGTTAGTGTTGAGCCGTTCTCTGGGTTGGTTATCTTTAAAAAGTTAGCATGCTCTTTTTCTTTATATCCAACTGGTAAAAACTCTTTAGGTATAAAGCGTAGGAATTGACGGCCTTTCTCGAATATGCTTTTAGGGTCACCTAAGCGGTCAACCAGGTCAACTTTACGCGAACCATATCCCGCTGTGTAGTCATCCCAAAATAGCCACATAGTGCAACCGTAAGCAATCGACAACCAAGACAAGCCAAAGTCACGCGTCTTTTCAACTAGCGCCCTTTCTCTATTTCTCCACCTGTCATGTATCCACTGCAAGGTTTCAACCTGCCTAGGAAATAGAATAAACGGCACAACCGCAGGTAAATCACGCTCAAGGTTACGCGGGTCAAATGTCATACCCCAATCGGTTATAAAATCCCATGGGTGATTTTTATAGTGAACTTTTGCAGCCGCTAGCGCATTTGGATTTTTACGCAGAAAAGAAAGCCGTCTTTGTCTTTCTGCAAGGACGGCTGAGTAGTTTGGGTTTTTAAAGTCTATTTCAAGATTTGCCATTAATCATATCTTGGTAAATTCTCGTTGCTTCGGCTGGGTCCATTTCATGTGTTATCTGCTTAACATCATGCTTAACAGAGCCGCTGTGTTCAATCTCAGAGCTATCTTTAAGCCCAAGGTCGCGAGCTATTATATTTGGATTTAAGAAGCCAGCAGCAGCGCCAGAGAACTTCTGGTCTTTCATCATACCCTCGATATGCTTTGTGACTTCTAAGTATTCAGGCTTAGCTTTATAGTTATGCCATGTAGCAACGCTAACATTTAAGAATACACAAAGACCCTCTTGAGTCATTGCTCGCATCTTAATCGTATCACCATATATAACTTCACCTTGACTTGAAAATGCTTTAGGCTCAATCAATGGGTTCTCTTTGCACCAAGAGAAATAATCGTATGCTCGGTGAAGCATCTCATCTGGCGATTTAAACTTAGGCGGCTGCCCTACACTTTTTTTAGCTACCTCCCATAACTCCATAACTCACCTAAAAATAATTAATAAAACTTAAATGTAATACTACCACAAAACTAAAAATAAAAAAGCCCACGTTTTAAGGCGGGCTTGATATTATCTTCTTGGCCATTTTGTTTTTCCGCCCTTACCCCTACTTCCTCCCCTCCATGAATTACCTTTAAAAAGATTGATGTTATTCTTTTTAACTTTTGGTATTTCACTTTCTCTTAGCGGCTCCCACTGCTTCATAACTTCATGCTTTTCACAGCAAACAAAATTAACCTCTTTATTCATATGTATTTTACATAGCGAATTCATCAGAGCCTTCCTTGTTTCTGCATCACCACCAAACAAACCTATATTTATTATTTTCATAATTCACCTTGATATTGCTTTGCTTATTGCGTTTCTAGCTATTGCAAATGCGTTACTTCGTGTTCTGCATTGTTTCATGGTTTCATTGCCTTAATAATTGCTTTTACAGATGTTGTGAATGCATGCATATTTAACGACCTAAGATC